GCAAAGTTTATTATTAACTATGGTTATCATAGTAGTAAAGATCGTGATCAATTCCTAATGAACTATAAACCTAGATTTGGAAACCTCGTAAACAACACAGCTCAAAGATTAGAATGTGATACTTTGTTTTACAAAGATAAAACAATAACGCTAACTAACAGGAACTATGATGAGGTGTTTGGCAAGGAGCTTGAAGATATAAATAGGTACGATCCTATAGATGAAAAAGATGCTTACGCAAGAGAGAAGATGATTGAGTATGCTCATAAAGCAATAGAGCAAACTAGAAAAGCAGTGAGAGATATATGTGGTAAAAATAAAATTACTTCTGAAAGATATGTGATGAGCAGACCAAAGAAACTATTGTTTGATATGATAGGTCGTATTGATTATGAAACAGATAATTTATTTATAGAGTTAAAAACTAAACCACCGAAAGTAATAAAAAGAAAAGGTAAAGATGAATACTATTTTAAAAAGAGTGAACCTCTTGGTGATGATAGTATCTTTGATGATTACTGGAGACAAGTAGCTTTCTATTGGAAATGTACAGGTAAGAAACCACATTTAGTTTTAGTTAATGAGAATGAATATTTAATTTACGATGATACTCATGCAGCTTTGTATGATGATCATTTAGAATATCAATATAAAATATTGATGCAAAAAGTTTATAACTGGGAGCAAATGATAATCTATTGTAAAGGTGACTTGCAGAAGTTAGCTCAGATAACAGAGCCACCTGATCTTAATCATTACTACCATTATAAAAACCTAATAAGTACACAATCAAAAACAATCAAACAACTATGGGGGTTAGACGCATGAGCAATATATATGCAAAGTTATATCAAGCATCAATGGATGCTGATCCAGTAAAGAAAGGAAACAAAGTAGCAGGTATGCACTTTAATCCTTTACTTCACGATGATGTTCAAGAGGTTGCAATGGAAGCCTTGAGAAAAAATAAATTATATCCAACGTGCAGTTATAAAACAGAGACGCATGAAGAGTATGTGTTAGTCACTTGTTATATGACTATACATGATACAGAAACCAAACAAGAAGTTAAGATTGATGGCTGCTCAGCAATGGGTGGACTTGATAAGTTTGGTACAGGTCAAGCAATGTCTTACTCTAGGAAGTACGCTTTTCTTAATGCTCTTAATTTAAGAACAGGTATTGTAGATGATGATGGCATAAGTGCTGAACCTTTTAAAGAAATTCCACAAAAGACAAGTGGTCCGAAACATGGCAGTGATACTGCTCATGTAAAAAGCGTGCAAAGAATCATTAGTGAAATTGAAAATTGTGATAACATTTACAATTTCAGAAAGGTCGTCAAGTTAAATCAGCCTTTTATTGACAATGCACTTAAAAATCGAAACGTTGCTAACTTTACTTTAATTGACGATATAATGAAGAACAAGGAACGTGAATTAAATAGGAGAACAAATGGCTAATAATATAAATATTCAGCTAATACCAACACATCCAGTGTTGAAACAAACTATCTTGGATGTTCTAAGGATGAAGAAAGAACAAGGAGATAATACTCCATTGTTTGAAGCACCTAAGAATGAGAACTTTCCTGATAAAAATTGGAAAAAAGGAGTCAATATTCCTGAAGGAACTAATGGCTGGTTTAACCAATCAGGTTGGAGCTTAGACACAGAAGATGGAGAACCTACTGGTGGTATCAATGTATCTTTGAAACCAAATAATGCACAGGCATCATCAGGTAGTGGGAGTAAGTCACAGCAATTTGGTGGTTATAAAAAACCTTTCAAAAGAACTGGAACTTATGGTAGTAATCAAAGAAGATCATACTAATCTACGAGAACTATGATCTCTGCTTTGAGGCGAGGTTTAGCCATCCCCTTGGCTTCCTTTCAATCGTTGTTTTTCCTCGCCTCTTAGCTAAGTAACTTTATGAATAAAAAGAATTTAGAGAAACAAATTGGTGGATCACATTATAAGGACAACTTTAAAATCCAACCCATTGAATACATACAAGCTAATCGTATGGAATTTGCTGAGGGATGTGTTGTGAAATACGTTTCGAGACACTCGTTTAAAAACGGAAAAGAGGATATACTAAAAGCCATACAAAACCTAGAATTTATATTGGAGAGAGACTATAATGATTGACAAAACGGCTAAAAATATTGTAAGATACAAACATGGCGAAGCAAACTTTACTTATATAGAAAAGTTTGATGACGTTGAGAAGGCTGCTGACCCACAAAATAAAGGTGAGTTTGTAGAAGTGAAAATCAATAATTTAAAATTTGATTTTACAAAAGTGAAGGAGGAAAATGGTCGAGAACCAAATGGTGGAGATCAAGCAAGACCTGCAAAAGACGAGGGACTTACAAAGAAAGAAAAGTAAATTGTATGTCAGACATTTGCAGAGAGCTAATAAATTGAAGGCAGAAAGTTATAACCTTCATTTAAAAGTTGCTGATCTTACAGACAAACTAATGAGAGCCTAGCTCTTATTAAAAAATAAAAACAACTAGAAAAAGTTGGTAACAACTGAAAGGGGACTATGCACTTTGAACAAATACAAAAGAAAAAGAAACAAATAAAACTAGGCATGAAAGCTATCATGTTTAGAGAACTATCAACAAGAGAATTACAGATATACAGAACAGGATTTAAGAATGGCTATCGATTAGCTGAGACACATCTTGTCTATAAGAGCCAAGCACTCATTGATAAATATAAGATGAAAGAGGATCGAGATAGAATAAAAAAAGAAGTAGAATATAAACATCCTGTTGGTTACGAAACTTTTAATAAAATATTAGCCACAGTATCAAAGCACTTCAATGTATCTGCTAATCTTATTATGAGTAGAAGAAGATTAAATTATATGGTTAAGCCACGATCTGTAATTATAAATTATATTTTAGAACACTATAAAATCTCTACACCGAAATTAGGAGATTTTTTTAGTTTCGATCATTCCACAATTATACATCACAGACGACAGAAAGTTAGACAGACAGGTATGTGGAAACCTTTAGAATTTATTTGGAAAGATTACGAGATCATTAAAAAAGAATTGGCTAAGTCCTCGCATAGTTAGGTCTTTTACCTCTACGAGTTCTTCTTTCTGCTCTTTGTTTTCTTGATACGGCAGCACGTCTTTGACTTGGTGACATAGCTCTTGCTTTAGATAAAGGTACACACTTAGGATAGTTTCTTCTCTTCTCACCACCACTACGACCACACTTAGGAAAGCCACCACCTTTCTTTGGGTTAGCAATATCAACCCAGTTGGCTCTGACCCATGATCGTAAACCTTTTGACATTATTTTTTCTTTTTTCTTTTAGGTTTGATTCTACCACTACATACACCACTCGCATACATATTTGCGTATGCTGAGGGGTATACTTTGAATCTGCGCTTCGCAGCAGCTTTACCTTTTGCACAAAGTTTAGCCATTTCTTTTTCTTCCTCTGAGTTTGGCAAAGTCTGCTCTTGTAATCTTGTCCCTAGGGAATGCTACACGAGCTATCTTCATCTGCTTTGCAGTATATTTTTTCTTACCTTTTTTCTTTGGCATTATTTTTTCTTTTTACCTTTTTTGCCTTTAGCTTTTTTAGCCATAGGCTTTTTCATTTTCTTTCCGTAGTGTCCTGGCATTGTTTGCTCCTATTGTTATATATTTATCGAAACAGCTTTGTGTGTTTTCACCATAGTGTTCACAAAAATGTTTCTTCTCTGCATTTATAATCCATCCACCCTCGTTACTCAAGAGCTGTCTTTTACACATAAGACAATACCCACAAACGATAGTGATGTTTTTACGTGACCAAGTTTTTTTCTTTACCATTTTTTGCATGACCAATAACGAGCAGTGAGCTTGTTCGTAGCAGTAGCACATCTGTGTCTAGCTCTGAAAGATTTACGTCTAGCAGGAGATGACTTCTTGATTGTCATGTTTGCATCTCCGTATCTAATCAATCGAACTTTGTTACCTGACTTTGCAAGAACAGCAAACTTCTTAGTTTTAGTTCTATCATTCTTAGGTTTATTGTACCCTGCAAATCTCTCACCTCTGTATGTTATAGCCATGATTTCATTCTATACTCTTTGAAATAATTTACAACTTTCCATTTATCCTTTTTCTTGAAGTGTTTTTTAAGTGCATACTTTGTGGCTTCTTTTTCTGTGTCCCATATCTCATTTGTGAACAACTCCCACTTATCATTACGCATCCATAAGATACAATACATTAATCTGCTTTAGATATACTTATGATTTTACCATCTTTAACAACAGCATTGACTCGCATACATTGATACACTGCATTGTTTGAACTTCTAATTGCAATTCTTTTTCTTTTCAAACACTCACTCATTGTAGGCATCAGTAAATGTTCTTTTAGAACTGGTGTGCCATTACTATTTAGAAACATTAGAAGTGCTATAACTATTTCCATTTTCTCTTACCTTATTTTTTAAATCTTCAACATCGTTTCTTAATCTATCAATATCTTTCATCATCCTTTGTATGTTTACACCATTGTGCATCATCTCGTCTACACGAACTATTGTTTTCTCAAGATCAGATATTGCTGATTCCATAATCAAAAATTGTTCTTGATCCACAGGCTTTTGATCTGATGCTTTGAGTAAATCAGATTGCATAAGCTCACGACTTGTCTCAAGAGATGTAAGCCTAGCAGTCAATTCTGCGTAACCCCACACACCCATAACAACACCGACCACAATCGCAACCATATTACGAATTGGCATACTGACTGATGTGTTGTCGCTTATCTTCATTGTGGTTCGTCTCCTCCGCAAATATAACCTATAACTTTCTTACCTTTGTAGGTATGGTAATAATGATTTGACATAAATGTCTTTTTCTTTTTCTCATGTACTACCACATTAGTATTAAAC